ACGTAGTGTTACCAGACACTCTAGGAATCTGTACTTTACTGAATCGGCTAGGCATGATTACCTACCTACTTGACGGTTCTTCATCCTAATCGGACCTCCGCCTATTCTAAAGCCGTAACGGTTTGCCATTTGTTCTATCTTTGCACGGAACTCGCTCTTAGTAAGCAGACCTTCATCTGAATCACCTTCACGGTATTGTACACGATAGAAAGCACCTAAGATTAGTGCTTCTTCAAATTCCTCTGGCACTTCTGGGATATCGCTATCCTGTACTAATGTCTTTGGAACTTTATTGTAATAAATTGTCATGTTGTATTCGAGGTCAATCGGGCGAGATGTAATAAGCTTACCTCCATACAGTGTCCAGTTTACAACTGAACCTACGTCTGTAGATACTGGGCTTGGGAAGCGACCATTGAATGTCTGAAAGTCCATGAACTTATCTTTGATGTCTACTGCTCGTCCTTCTGGACTTGTAATCACTATTGATTGTAGATGTGAGACATCATCTGGGAACTGAAACATGTACGCACCCTGCGGAAGATTACCTGTGAAAATCTTTTCCGTAAAGGGTAGTTCAAATTCACTGAAGATATCTCGCTGTGCGTCATTAATAAAGTTGTCAAGTACTTGTGTGTCGAAATCTTCGTCATCAAGTTTGTCAACTAATATCCTGTTTCTAATTCCTGCTAGTGTATAACTCATACTATTACTATATCCTATCTTTCATTTTAGTCAACCCCTAAGCAGTGCGTTTCCACATGTACACTGTAATGTAAGGTTGAAGGTTATTGTGTGCTGCTCCACCACCAGTATTTGTGAGGTTAAGACGGTAGATGTTATTATTTGACCCACCTGCGAGTCCCCAACCACCTTGTCCACCACCAGCAAGTCCAAGCCAGTCACCGTTGGATGTACTTGACGTACCATATGGCGAGTGAGTGTGTGAAGGCATTTCGTTTACTGATAATGTATGTGTCTTTGCACCACCAGTTTCCTCTGCTGCGTCAAACTCTGTCTGCGTAGAATCGAATCCCACAGGAACTCGTCCTGCACCCCAAGCTACCCATGTACCGAAACCGAGTAATGTACTTGGATTGGCAGAGTTGGTAGCATTGAAATATATTGAGCCTACTGGATACTGGTCTTGCTTTGCTTGAGCGATTGCTGCTGCGATAGCGGCTGTTACTGCTGTAGACACTGGTTTGTTAGCGTCAGAAGTGTTATCTACGTTTCCTAACCCTACTGCTGTCTTGTCTAGTGCTCCCCATGAAGTATCATAATCTGTTGAACTGTTCTTCTTTAGGATTTGCCCAGAGCTACCGCCAGTAGGAACTCCTACACCATTAGAACCGTTTGAACCAGGAGTACCCTTGACAACTCCATATTCCATGAGTACGTTCTCGTAAGTTCCATCGCCATTAGAAACAATGAGGGGGATTAAGTCCTCATCATTAGGTGCTGCGTTTACTTCATACTCAGAGAGCTTCTTGTATTGTGCCATTTTCTATTCTTCCTGGTGTGAATCTTCCTGATGTTGATATCATATTTATTATATCATCTTCTGAGTATTCTTCCACCATTATTTCATTACCATTTTCAGACAACCATATAAAGTCACCTTCAAACATTAATATTGTGTAATCATTGTTGCTTTTTATTACCCCAGAATCCCCAATTCTAGATGTATAAATACCTGAATCTACTTCAGAGGTCTCAATAACCCCGCTCTGTATATCTCCACTTTGGTTTAGATTACCAGTATCAGGAGTAAAAGTATCTATAGAACCATATTTACCGTCTGTGTTTACGTACCTGTCGTTAGGTATGATTACTTCTGGGAAAGTATCTTTGTTATAGATTCGGAATTTACCTACTTGAGGCTTCATTCCTATGTATTCTACTCGGAAACTACCAGTCTGGTTCTTGTCGTTAGTCTTTAGTACTCTAAAACGTCCCACCTGTGTAACGCTTGTGGTTGTTCTAACTCGGAAACGACCTAATTGCGGTTTGTCTCCTTGCAATCTAACTCTGAATATACCTGTTTGTGGTTTATCGTAAGCATTAAGAACACGGAATTTACCAACTTGAGCCTTATCGTACTTGACAGATACACGGAATTGTCCTGTAATATCTTTTGTGTTAACGATACGGACTCGGAAAGCACCAACCTGAGCCTTATCTACAGTCGCACGGACTCTGAACCTACCTACTTGAGCTACATCAGTAGTCTTTCTTACCCTGAACGTACCTACTTGAGGTCGGTCTGTGGGTGTAGAGACTATAAATCGTCCTACTTGAGGTTTATCAAATATAGCTTTAACACGGAACTTACCTATTTGTAGTCGTAAAGGCTCGCTCGCAATTCGGAACTGACCGACCTGGTTCTTAGTGTTGAGCGTTCTAACCCAGAATCTACCGACTTGAGTATTATCAAAAGTCTTTTTAACCCTGAAGACACCAGTTTGAGTTTTATCTAAGGTTTTCCTTACTCTAAATTGTCCAACCTGCGTCTTATCATAAGTTTGTCGAACTCTAAACTGACCAACCTGTAATTGGTCAAATGTTTTCTTTACACGGAACTGACCGATTTGAGGTTTGTCAGAAGTTGTCTTGACTCTAAACTTACCTACTTGGTCTTTTTCTTGCGTTGTTGCTGTAGGATAGTAAGCTGTTGCGTAGCCTTGACCATACCCAGCTACGCCACCATAACCACCACTATATCCGTCTGCGGGAGCTGATGAAGGAGGTCCGACTACTACTCTGAATTGACCTGTCTGCGTCTTATCTGTAATGGCGTACATAGGAGCTGTATCTCCACCTGTACCTGCCGAGAATTGTTTAACGTATAAATAACTATCCGCTTGATATGTACCCACACCTGAGTACGGACTCGCAATTGTAGGAGCAGTAGCTGAACTACTAAAAGTCCAACTTCCTGGTTCCGCTGTGCTAGCTGCCCATATCTTTACTTGTCGTGATGTACCTGATAAACGAGTACGGATAAAGTAATCGGTGGACATTGACCAAGCTAAGTTTTGATACTGAACAACTCCTGTAGAGTCTTCATACATAACGACTGATTTAACACTTGACACTGGAACGAAGCTGATTGCGTACCCTATGGTTCCCGCCTCTGTAGTACCACCATAGCGAATGTAAGAAGCACCGTAACGACCAGTGCTACCATCGCTACCAGATTTGAATACCCAGAACTTAACAAGTGTTTCAATGTTATCTGATACACCATTTAATGGGTTGTATGCTAGTACACGAGAGCCATTAGTCGAAGCCGCATTTATACGTAGGAACTTACCGTCAGCGTCTCCTCCATCAATAATACGGAAGTCAGAAGTACCGTTCGCAATCTTAACAGCCCAGTCGGTTTGTCCGCTGGTTGTAACGTCCCCTACTGGTTGCTCATCGAAGTTTGTAAAATAAGTTGCCATTGTATTGCCTTTTATCTCATTGTATTGAGATTAACTTTTTAGCTTGCTACCACCTCATAATTTATTACAATATAAGGTTGTAAGTTATTGTGAGCCTGACCTCCACCCTCGAAGCTAACAGTGTTGTTAAAGACCTGTCCATAAGAAGTGTTTGTCGTAAGCTGCGAGTTGTTTCCACCAGGGGGATAACCTGCGTTACCTGGCTGTCCATACTCTTGCCTAATACCGTGTTGGTGAGAAGGCATTTGAGCGGTTGTCAATGTATGTGTTTCAGCACCACCCGTAGCGGCTAGCGTAGTGAAAGTACCAGAAGCTGTCTTACCTACTGGAACACGACCAGTCATATCTTTAAGTGTAAATGTCGTGCTTGTAGTAGTACCATACCCTGCGTTATTAACAACGTGGTCGTATAGTAATGGATAGTCTGATTTGTTTAATGTTTGTCCAGCCATGAATACACGCCCAGTTTGAGCTGTTGCATTCAAAGTTGTGATAATATCACCCACTGCGAGAGATGTCTCACGTAGGATTGAAGCACTACAAATCCAACCTGTTCCGATTGAACGAGCTGTAGTACCCTTTTGTGCACGGACAACCGTGAGGGTGTCAGTAGAGATTGCGGAGACTAATACAATCTCACTGTTACCCATAGTAGATAGTTGACCAGGAGGTGTGTAGGTCATGAAGAAAGGAACTGCTGGCATGGTTGCACCGTATCCCGCTTGAAGTGGAATCGAAGTAGCAGAAGTAGAGGGAGTCATCGTCCCTACTATTGCATTTGCCAAGTTCTTTCTATATTCAGCCATTAAGTGTGATTACTTTCTTTTGAACCCTATCCTTATTATCAGTGTATTCGTAACCGAAACTATATCCAACAATACGAGCTTCCTGTTCTTCTCCGTCAATCCAGTCTTTTTCTACAGTCCTGTAGTAGATTAGTTTGCGGTCAGAAGCTCTGTCAGATTCGTCTCCTAGTTCTATTTCTGTTCCATCAATAGTAAACTTACCGTGAACTAAATCAACAGTGTGCAATGTTCCGTCTCCTACGAGAACGAATAGGTCAACTTTAGCCCCTTGGTCAGTTGCGTCTAGCACATCTCGAAAAGCTGAGGGGTTCCATTCTGCGGAATCATCATGTTTGCTATAATGGTCATCTTCTGGTTGCTCGATAACTACTTCGTTATCTAAGTAAGCTGTCCAGAGAAAGTCTAGTGGTTTTGATACTGTAGACATTGTATTGTCTTCTCCTTATTAGTTTTCTGAGTAACGGAGAGTAAGCGTAATGTTACCGCTATCTCCAGGACTCGCTGAACCTGTGGTTCGTGCTTGTGTTGCAAGATACTGTGTGTAACCTGCGGCACTAAGCGTAGATGTTGGGCTTGCACCTTCTGGACCAACTGTAGAAAAGTTTACAGTAGCACCTGATGTGATTGCCGTGATTGAACTGATATCGCTCAGTCCTGCTGTTGCTGTTTGAGCTGGCGTAGCGTACGTACTAGTAACTGCTCCGTAAAGAGTCGTGTTAGTAGGCAAAGCTCCTGCCGTGTGAGACCAAAGTCCGTTGCTAATCTGGTTAAATGTTCCTGTGAACTTACCAAATTGATACTTAGGAAAGCTGTTCTCACCAGCATTGATAGGAGCTGCACTATAAGCAGTAGCTACATCGTCAACTGATTTCCAGTTAACCTGTGTAACAGCGGTATTACGAGTAGTACCTTTAGCAGGTGAGCCAGTCTGTGCTCCGTTGTCTTCGTTATATTCAAATGTAGCTGCCATATATTACTCCTAGTTATGCGTTCCGTTGATTTGGATACCAGCAACTGTAGCTGTTGCGTCTGTAGCTGCGATTGCACCTGTGACTGCTAGTGAAATACCTGTTGCAAATCGTTTACCTTGTCCACCTGGAACAAATGAGAAGAACGAGTTAGCTGCTATAGGGATTGTCATTACTGGAACATCAGTAGCTACTACTGGTGCACTTGCCTTATTGTAAAGCTTAACAAACGCTGGAGTAGCTGTAGGGTTTGAGACTGTAAGCTCAAATAAGTTACCAGCTGTAGAACGGGCGTTTACAAGGTTAGTTGTAGCTGCTGTTACGAGGTTATAGGTCGTACCAGTTACTAATGTACCTTGGTTAGCTGTAACCGTACCTGATACTGTTCCTGAGTTTCCTGTTGGGTTTAAGTTACCAGTTGTTACTGTAGTAGTTTCTAATACTGCGGTACCACTTGTGTAGGCAGTTGAAATTAGTCGTACATATTGGAAAGAAGAAACGTCAATAGCATAAAGACCAGCACTTGTGATGTTACCGCTTGCGAGATAAGCACCTGTGATGAGGTTTAAGATTGATGTACTCCCTGTGACGTTACGCCATGTTGAACCATTGATTGACGTTTGCACTTGTAAAGTTGCTACGAAAGTACCTGAAACATCAACAGTCAGAGTACGATATTCTGACACGTTGAATGCGGGGGTCGGTGTTGCGTTAGCAGCAATATTTGTGACTCTTTGTTGTGTGTTAGCCAAGTTAATTTCTCCTGTTATTAATAATGCTAAAGTTACTATACCACATAATAAAGACCCCTGCAATAGCAAGGGTCAATATTATTATCTCTTTACAGTACTAGACTGTTCGTGGGATAACTACGATGTGGTCTGGACGGATAACTTTACCACCGAACAATGTTGAACCTGCAACAATCCAGCTCTTAGAGAGGATACGTCGGTCAGTTTCAACTTCAGGGTCAATCTGCACAGCCGCTGTAAGAGCGTCACGGTGAAGAAGGATGAATCCCCAGTTGGCGTTAGAGTTAATCTTTGGAACCTGGTTAGTTACGTACACAGGTGTATCGTAGATAACACCAGCGTAACCAGCACCAGCGATTGAGTTACCTGCACCTTGGCGTTCTGCCCAAGACATATCTTGGTCAAGACGGAGGTCAGCTTTACCGAAACCGTTGATGATAAGAGAGCGACCTTCAGTAGGTACGTTCAATGCGTCAAGCTTTGCGTGAGCAGCTACGAGAGTTGCTTTGTTCAAAGCTGATACAGCGGTAAGAGTGTTACCAGCTGCCACACCAGCTAATGCGATACCGATAAGGTATTTGTCAATAGCGTCTGCAAGTGCGAATCCGATTTTCTCAGTGTATGGACGGCGAAGGTCGTATGTAGACTGCTTCATAAGCATGTCTTGGACCTCTGCTGGTACACCCTTGTACTGGTCAATGACCAAGAGTTGTTCGGTTGGTACAAGTGGAGTGACTGTCATCTCAGTACCAGGAACGATGTCCTGTGCTACCATGTCAGGTAGTGAGATAATGTGAACGGTGTCACCGTGGTTCTTAATCTGCCCCTCATAGTCGTGGTTAACTAATTGTTCCATAACCAGACGGTTACGTCGGTTTTCTAGGATTTCTTTAGCCCAGACTTCGTCAATTACGACAGGTGAGTTGGCAGGAGTGTTCATTGGAAAAGTTGCCATGTGATGGACTCCTTAGTGGAAAATACTTTAATATACTTTCCCGCCACCATTCATAAACTTATCAAGTTTCGCTCGGTGTTCAGCATTTGTAGGGTCGTATTCGGATTTAATCCAATCTACTGTGACCTCATCTTTTACTGGTGTGTCAGACGTTGAAGCGTGTGCACCATCTGCTGAGCCTGATTGTAACTTGTTCAGACGTTCTCTTTCTTCCTTGCGTCCCTTTTCGGCAATAACTTCTGGGTCAAATGCTCCAGCGTTATGCTTAGCTTCTCGAACTAAACGTGGCATGTTACCTGCGAGGCGTAGCATAGCGTCGTCACCATATTGTTCCTTCTCAGCTTGGAGTAGGGCAATGGCTTCGGCTTCGTATGCCTTATCATCGGGGTTTTCATTCCAGTACTGTCGAATGCTGTCAACCATGTCTCTTTGTTTCAAACGAAACTCAAAGTATTCACGGTCTGGTAGGTCAGATTCTTTATCAATCTCACTTACAGCTTTTTCAACTGCACCTTTGTTTTGTGTTTCAAGTTGCTTGCGGGTCTCTTTTACTTGCTTGTGAGCAATACCTAGTGCCTTGATTTCACCTTCTGACAAATTGTCTGGGTCAAACCCTTGGCTTTTGGCGAACCGCTTGAGGTCTGCGTCAACCTGTTCTTGGCTCTCCTCTCCATTGGTTGGTGAGTCATTCGAGCCTGGTTCCGCTGTTACCTCGGACGCAGTATCTTCAACTGAGTCAACCGCTGGTTCTGTTGTGGTCTCAACTGGTAGGTCGGTAGATTCCGAGCCAGTTGGAGTGACTACTACTTCTTCAGTAGGGGTTGTAGTTTCCGTCATGGATACTCCTGATTGTTTTGATTAGTTTTGGGTGACTACGTTTTTACAGTAGTACGCTTATAGTTATAACACTATTGTTTAGTGCTGTCAACACTTTTCTTGAAAATTATTCTTGCGAACTTTCAATTCGTAGTTGTGGATATTGTAATGCATACTTAATACCCATCTTACGTTGGTTGATTAGAGCAGCTCGTTCGCTATCAATAGCTTGCTTGGTTTGTACGCCAGGAATAGCTGTTGGGCGAGACTCTGTCATGTTATCAACATTGTCTTGGATAAGAGCAATGGTTTCATCCATGCTCAATATCCAGTCCTTGTAAGCGTCAGTACGTGAGAATGCTACCCACTGTGCTACGATTTGTTCTTGTAAATGTGCGTTATCGTTATCTTTTGCCATTGTATTGGTCTCCTATTAATTACATACTTACTGGAAGTGGACCTGATGGAACACCGCCTGGGTTTTGAATTGCACCGCCACCTGCTTCTGGTGGAGCGATTGGTGGAGCTGGATTCTCCTGAGGTTGAACAACTAATTTCTTCAACTTGTCAGCGTTCATATCAAGCATAGCTTCAAGGTAAAGCTTTGTAAACTCGAACTGGTTAACGTAAGGTGATTGTGCAAACATCTGGTGGATGAGAGCATACTTCTGACCTTCTTCGGCACGAACTGCTTTAGTAGTAGATTCGAGTTGAACCTTAGGTTCGTATTGACCAGAGTATTCCTCAGGGTCAAAGTCTCGCCACTTCATACCATCGTCAGCACCGATGACCTTAACAGCCATAGTTTGGTCAACGAAGATTTGTACCATCTTAAAGATAATACGTCCAAGTTGTGCGTAACCTTCATCTTCAAGGTTAGTAAGCTTGGTAGAGAATCGCTGTGAAGCTTGGTTCATCTGAGCTTGAATCTCTGTAGCTGTAACACGACCCTTGTCTTGAGATACGCCTTGGATAACCTCGTCAGCTGCTGTAGCACGACGCATTTCTTCCTTGATACGGAACATCTCATTGTCAGCGTCAGCACCAATAGATTGCTTTTCGATTGCGGTTAATGCACCTTGAGGTAGAGGGAAGACTGCTCCTGGGAAAGATTCAATCTGTTCAGCCAAGTGCTTGTATTGTGGGTCAATCTGCCACATGTTGTTCATCACGTAAGTCAGGTTGTCTGTCTTCTGGCTAGAGATGTCGTTAAGTCGTTCTTGTCGTGGAAGGATAACTTCAACATCACCCTTAGCGTAAAATAAACTAGTATCAACATAATTTCGCAGAATTGCAAATGGTAGGAATCCCTTGATTTCTGGGAACTCAATCTCAGTAGTCATTGGAGCCATGTCAACAATACGAGTAACTGATTTAGTTTTCTTCTCTCGCTTGTATGGGTTTTCACCATCGTAGATTAGAGTTTCACGGTTAGCAATAACAATCTTTTTCTTGCGAGTGTAGTATACGATAACTTCAATCTGTCCCTTTTTGTCAGGTAATGTACTACCAAGGAGTTTTTCCTTAACAGTCTTATCCGTTGGGTCGTCTTCATTGAGTTCACCGATGTCATCGAGGTTCTGGTAAAGAAGCTTCATGTTGCCAGTTTCAGGGTCAACAATCTTGCGGTTCTTCAATTCCTCAACAGTAGTCAAGAAACGATAACCAGCATACTTAGGGTAGCCAGGAGTTCCTGGGCGGTTCATGTGAGTAGCGGTAGGGTCAACAAAGAAATCCCGCAGAGGAATGTTCGTCATGTGAGGCATATCGCCTTCCCATGAAACCATCATAATACCATTTCCGTATACAAGCATGTCTTGTACCCAGTCTTGGACTTTCTCTGTCATGTTGTTTTGGTCCCAGTAGAAATCTACTAGGTCATTGATTACTTCTGTTTCTTGGTTCTGTTCTTCCCTAATTGGGATGAAGTTGAACTTAGGCTTACCACCAGCGATGTTAGCCTTAATCGACTCCACAATAGTAAAGGTTTCAGGAATAAAATCATCTGCAACACCATCATATCCACGCTTTGTCCTTATGTTGTTATATGCTGACCAACAGTCGTCCCAGATATTCTGTTTAAACTTCTTTATGTAGTCTCGTGCATTCTTAAAGTCTTTATTTACAAGCCCAACTAATTCAGACTCATACTTCTCAATAGTATCATCCCTTTTTTCTTGTTTGTCAGCCTCGGTTAGTGCTGGTGCGATTTTATCTTCATTCATATGCTTATTTTATCACCTTATGCTTCTTTACGCCAGTAGGCTTTATAACTTTTAATTCCTTCTTATTATTAGCAGACCAGTCCCATAATTGCAAGGCTATAGCTTTTGCCATAACTGTATCATCATGAGTACCTGCTTCTGCGTTGGTGCGACCCTTTTCATCCCTCACATATGAGAATGCTTCTTCGATGAACACGATGTCTTCATCTTTAACAAGTCCTTCTCGGATTGCCTCAGCAAGATAGTCAATCGCCAATGGCTTCGTAATAGTCGTAGTCTTCCAACCAAACTTCGTAGTCGATGTTTCAAATACTTCATCTAAGCCTGTCTCCCTCTTGTAAAGGTTGCTGTAGAATAAGTCACGCAATCTTTGCACTACTGCTAGACCGTGGTTATTAATTTCAGGTCCGATTAGTGCGTAATTGTAGAATCTTCCTAACTTATCCAAGACATGGGCAAACTCATCTGGGTCTAGTCGGTCTGTACGCAAACGAGCTACGGTCTTCATATCTCGTACACGTATGACATCTGCTACTGAGAAGTCCCCTCCTTCGATACCTTCTGCCACATCGGCTCCGATAACGTATTCTTCTCCTTGCTCAGGCATATACCATATCTTTAGTTTAGCATGATTATCCTGAGTAACATAGGGTTCACGAGATTCATTATCATGAATAGAGTAAGTTTCTGTTTCTCTTACCATCTTTTCCATGTGGGCAAGTGCTTTCACATTGAATACTGTAGAACCACTAGCAATGAATGCTTCATGAGGTGTAGACGGATATTCCTGATAGAGAAGCTCTGGGCTTGCAACGAACTCTCGTTCCTTGTGCCTACGGAATCGAATCTTATCATCAATCTTATCTTCTGGTACAATATAAACTTCATTACCAATAGTAATACCTTCTCGCATGAGGTCTACTACATCTTGTTCATCAATCGTATATTCTTCAATCTTATCACCAGGAAACTCGTATTCTTCCTGAATCCACCAAGGGAAAAAGAAAGTCTCGAAAACTGAGTCGCCTTTAATAGACTTATCCCACATCTTTGCGAAGAAGTTACCTCGTCCGTTAGCTGTACTCTCAAGGAAAATCATAGTGTTCTTCCTGTAAGGAACAGTCTGCATTAACGAACCGACCAAGTCTTCACCGTTGTCCCAGAACGCAACCTCCGAGCCATGGACAAGTTGAATCGTATCCGAGCGTCCCGCACCCGTGTTCTTTGCTGTCGCAGTTTTAATAACAGAATTAAGACCGACCTCGTTACCATCTTGGTCTTGAAGTCCAAAAGTAAGGTCAGACCGAGTGTCATATTTACGATTAGGCTTAAATAAAGGGTTGCTGTTATCATAATACCTCTTAAACATATTATACAAGTTACGTGAAGCTGGGTCTTCATGTGCGATAATTGCCGCTGTAACATTCTTGTGTGTAGTAGTATACCAGTAGATGAGTGCCTCGATTGCCGTAGACAATCCCATCTGTCGTGCTTTCAATACGATGATTCGTATAGGTAGGTTATTTTCAAGTAGATATACTACTCGTTCGATTAAAGCCCTCTGTGCAATGTTCGGTTCAAACTTTACAATCTCAGCGTCTTTGCTTTTGATATATAGATTACCCTTAGCATAACGATAGAAGTCCCTGCTGATTTCAAGGATTCTCTTGTTCTGTTCATCGGTAAGCTTTACATCTGCGTTATCCATTTAATTCCTCTACTATATCCATTTGACGTAGCTTTTTAATCTTTGCTTCAAACTCAGTGGACTTGTCTATAACATCGCCCTCTAGTCTTAGCTCTTTTAACTTTTTGTTTATAAACTCAGATTTGTCTTCGAGCTGGTCGTAAAACTCTAGGTTTTCATCTGAAACGTATATCATCTTTTGGTTCTTGCGTGTGCTCATACGGATATTATAACACGTATATATATAATGTCAACATAAAAAAGAAGCCCCCATTACAGAGGCTTCCCAGTTATAATTCGGGGGAAATTCTTATGAAGGAACTTCCGCTTCCTTTTGCGGCTATGCGTATGCATATCCGACTACCTGTATGATTCTATCTCTCGGTATCTTCGGCAGGATACTGTCAATGAGGGTTAGTAGAGTGCTTCTTTAATATAGCACACTATGAATCAAAAGTCAAGAGTTCCTAGAAGAACTTTGCTCCAGTTGAAGTTTCGTCATCGCGTTTGCGACCCTTAGCTTCTTGGTCTTCCTCGACTTTGCTAGCGATGTTTTTGTGACCTTTATAGCCGTTAACTTCTTTAGCTTTTTCCTCTGACACTTCACCTAGATTCTCTTGTACTGGAACTGGGCTTTCGAATTGGAGTCCGTCTACAGAAGTAGTATCAGTACTTCGTGCTTCGTTTTCTTTTTCGAACTTTGGTAGTTCCTGTTCAGGAGATACGTTAGTTTGTTCTTTAGCCATGTTAAGCCTCCTTGGTTTTAATGGTATTAACGAGGGCTTCATGAGCCTTCATCTTGTATTGTAGCACAGCTTTATTTTTATCGCTAGTGCCTAGACTTGTTTCTTTTAATGTACGCTTAAACTTATTTATACCCAAATCTCGTGGCTTGTTATAAGGAGGGAAATCCTCTTTAATGTTTTGCCATCCAAATTTCATCTGACCAAATCTCTTTGCCATCCGCCTACGTAGTCGCCTACTCTGCGAGTTCTCAAAGAAATATCTGCGTCTTGCTTCTTCTAAGCCTTCCATCTAATCCTCCGTTACTTGTGGGTCTAATGATATTGCTATCATATGAATCCAGTTATCTATGCGTGGGTCTTCAAATAAGACGAAGAATTCGTTGAACTTATCTTCATACTTACCTGCGATTATAAACCCTTTGCCATATACTTCTTCTATTTCAGGACTTGGTAATTGGATAGACCATTGAATATGTGGATACATACTCTGGGCTTTCTTACCAATCTTATTTATCTTTTTAGATGTCGAATTCCCGAAGGGCTTCATCAATGTTGGCATGTAATATTTGCTTCCTCTCGATGAATATACCCTGAGATTTACCGAGTAACTCAAGTGCTCTCAGGCGTACCTCATCTTTTTTAGTGGTGTCAAGAGCGAATTGTTGCAAGCCTTGAACAATATGTTCTGGGTGCATTGATACAATATTCCGAGCTTCTTGAATCCATTGTCTATTAACGCTAGGTTGAGCTATGATACGTGCATAGCTTTCTGAATAACCTGCTTCCATAGCCGACTCGTAGGGATTAGCGAACGTAGGACTCTTTGGGTCCATGTAGCGTACAAGGAATTCCTCTTGTTGAGGTGTCCCTGTCCACTGGTTAGGTTGTTTAACCTTCGATGACCTCTCCCTCAGTCCGTACTTCTTTCCCTTCCTCTTGTCTGCCATTTTCTTTCTCCTGCTTTTCTAGTGCTTTCTTTGCTATTTTCAACAGGTCTTTCAGAGATGTTTCTCCGATTCGAGTTGCGAATCCGTACCCCTTGTAAGAGATAACGAATAAGTCCTCTGCTGCTGGTTCTGCGACTAGTGTAACATCATTTTTCTTTTTTGTCATCTGTTCTCCTACTGACAGCCTTCACACATAGTTAGGTCTGCTGGGTCAAGGGGAGCTGCCCCTGGGTTTGCTTTAGCGGCGACTGCCTGAGCATTTGCCATAGCTAAGTCGATTGCGGCTAGCTTATCTTCTAGGCTCATACTGTCGTCTATAATTTGATTTGCATTCATAGGGGCTTCCCTCCTTTTTAGATTATATAGAAATTTGTTGCTTCGTTTGTGTCTCTGTAGTTAATTTCCTCTTGAACCATTTTAACGAATTCAGGGTCTACATCACCAAACTTGAAGGCTTGATACTGGAATTGATTGTTGTCAAACCACATAGGAATTTGTGCTTCCCATGATTCTGCCCACAACTCCTCTGGTAGTATTGTACCATCTTCTATTACTTTTTCATAGTCCGAAGCTGCGTAATCATTACCCTTTACGAGTAGTACTTTTGTGTTCGCCATCTTTAGGCTCCTCAGCTGTTACTTCTTCTACTTCATCTTCATCAAAGTTCACTACTTCTCGGTGTACAAACTGAACAC